TGGGGGATATTTGAATTTACATGAAACACAAATTCAATCCTTACCGGATAATCTTTATGTTGGGGGATATCTAAATTTAGATAAAACACCAATTCAATCCTTGCCGGATAATCTTGATGTTAAAGGGGTAATTTATATTCGTGGAACACCATTAAAAGATAATGATGAATTGGTTGCGAAATATAGGAAAAAATATAGGATTTTATAGAACTTTTTAATTATGAAAAAGATTAAATTAACAGAATCCGACCTTTATAATATTATAGAGCGAGTTCTTCTTGAGCAAGAGGAAAATAATAAACGTGTTTGGAATACAACTCCAGAACGTTTTATTATGGTTCTTAATAATGTTTTTAATGGAAATTCTGAAATGTTCAGAAAAATTCTTAATAAAAAATATGATAACATTATTATTAATGAAGATTTGGATTTGAGTGAATCACGAATTAAAACCTTACCTGATAATCTTAAAGTTAAAGGTTATCTTAATTTAAATTATACAAAAATAGAATCCTTACCGGATAATCTTCATGTTGAGGGGAATTTGTATTTAGCTTTTACACGAATTTATTCTTTACCGGATAATCTTCGTGTTGGAGGTAAAATCTATATTCATGGAACACTATTAGTTAGAAATAGTGATTTAGTTGCGGAATATAGAAACAAACATAAAATTGAAGGATATTTTTGGTCATCATGATATCAATAATAATTTTCATATTAATCGCATTATTTGCAAATAGAGAATCTTCTTTTGATTTTACCAAAATAAAAAATCATGAGAAAATTAATCACATTCAATCATGGATATATCGAGCAACTTTTGTTATATTTATAATACTGCTTACGAACCTTTCAATCTTCAATAAAATAATTTTATCGATAGGTTCAGCATTTTTATTTTCATCAATATTCAGAGCAAGATTAAATCACAGAAGAAAAAAAGATTTAACATATATAAGCAATAGTAATTATTATGATTCATTTTTTATAAAACTTTTCCCAAAAAAACATGGTATGATGATATATGTTGTTGAAATCATTATCTTTGTAACCCCAACAATAATCTATATAGTAACAAACAATGGATAAAAAAATATTATACTTTACAGCAGCATGGTGTGGACCATGTAGAGCAATGGCTCCAGCAATTGAAGAACTTTCATCGACTCTGAATATTGAAAAAATTGATGTTGACTCAAAGGATGGTAGAATCTTTGATTATAAAATCAAAGCGGTCCCCTCTTTTGTGTTAGTTGACCAACAAAATAATGAATTAAAAAGAGTTGTCGGACTTCAATCAAAAGATACATTAAGAAATTTGTTTAACGATTAAAAAATGTGGGTTATAGTTAAATTTATTAAAAATAAAGATGGAAAAGAACTTCCAGTAATTATTTTGGACTCTCAAGAAGAAATATTAGAATTTGAGAATGATGAGGACGCACAAAAACAAAAAAATTTGTTTTTGATTAATTCGGATTCTGGATATAGATATGAAGTAAAGAAAATTTAACTTCATATGGATGAATTAAAGAAAAAAATTAAAGAAAGTCACTATAGAAAATTTTTGGGTGTTGCACCTGAAGGTTTTATTATCATTCCTGAAGTGACATTTGAAAAATTAAAAGATTTTGATTTTTGGAAGGAATGGAAAAATAATCCTGAATATTTGAGGGAAGAAGCAATTAAAGACACTAAAGAAAATTTTTTTTAGAAAACATTTGGAAGTTTGAAAAGAAGTATCTATCTTTGTGTTGTTAAAATGCTCCTATAGCTCAGTTGGTCAGAGCGCCAAGCTTATACCTTGGGTCTGTCACAGGTTCAAGTCCTGTTAGGAGTACGAAATATTGTGGGGTGGAGCAGATGGTTAGCTCGGAGGTCTCATAAATCTCAGGTCGCTGGTTCAAGTCCAGCCCCCGCAACAAAATGTTGATTAGTAGTTTAGTGGTTGAACTAAAAAGAAAATCTGACGCTCAGTAGCAATAAATACCACCAGTCAGCTTCGTTCTAATTAACATTTTATTTTTATTGTTCTTTGACATATTTATCTTAAAAAAATTAATATGCAAAAAATATCTTTTATTAAATTTAATTTTAAAAATGGATTAATTCATTTATTGACATTATTTTTTGGTAGTTTAATATTATTACCAATAACAGGTAATGAGATTTTTGAATTTAAAATTTGGTTCATTATTTTATTGTTTCTTAGTATCTTTATGACGTACTTCAATTATCGTGTTTGGAAAAAATTAAAAATTAAATAATAATTCTTTGATTTATTATGTTTGTGATAATATCAAGATATTTTTGAGAGGTAATCTCTTTAAAATATTTTTGTGCTGATGTATCAATAACACAAAAATCAATTTTTGCGTCATGACATGCTTTTGACTTTGATTTATCATTTTCTTGAATTTGATTTAATTTTTTAATGCCATAAATTGGTTCATAGTGAAAAATTCCATTAAGTTCAAATGCAATATTTAATGATGGAATATAAATATCTAATTCTGAGTTAATAGCTAATTTATCATTAAATTTGATATCTAGGTTTGGGTATAAAAATTCTAACTGCGATTGAATCCAAATTTCAAGTTTTGATTTTCTGTTGCCGTGTTTTTTATTTTTATTGTTATATGTTGCGGCACAAGATTTCGAACAAAAATGATTTATAGATCTAGAAATTTGATTATTTGCTTTGATAAATTTTTTATCACAATTAGTACATGTAACCTCTTTTCTTTTTTTTGCTGACAAACCATTACATTGTATTGAACAAAAACGTAATTGATTTTTTTGTTTTTCAATATTATATTTAATATGTCTTTTTTCAATATAGAAAAAATTATCACAATATTCACATATTAATCTTAACTTATCAAAATGTTTTGCATTATAATAATCAAATTCTGAATACGCTTTTTTCATTTATACATATATTTATATATAAATATATTAAATTTAATTTTCGAATCTGAAGTACTTTGAAATTATGGAGGATCCCACTGGCGCGGTACGTAGTCTTGAAAACTATGAGGTCGGTAATACCGATGTGAAGGTTCGAGTCCATCATCCTCCGCTAGATAAAATTTGGAAGTTTGAAATTTTAGTTGTATCTTTGTAGAGCGTGTGAAGCATGTGAGCTAAGTTATCGAGGTGCTTGGTACGATTCGCGGTCGTGTTGCGCTGGAAACCATCAAAGGTTAAAAGACGTGAAACCAAGTTAAATGGTAAAATCTGACACATTCAGCCTTAAATTTACGCCACTGTAGCTCAATTGGCAGAGCACTAGTTTTGTAAACTAGCGGTTAGCGGTTCGACTCCGCTCAGTGGCTCCAAGAGTTCTTTGAAAAAGTTTGAGAAAAAGCGGAAGTACGAAAGTACGGGAAGATTGTGATAAAAAGAACAAGGAAATAGTCCCTCCCATTGCAGTCACAAGCATAATTGGGTAGAGTGGAAAGGTGAGTCCACGAACCGCTTTTTCTCATTTTACATGAAAATATAAAATTAGTGAGCAAAGAGAAAGTGACTTCACCAGTCAGCGTAGTATACAACGGAAGCACGGGCAAGAAAGTAGCATGGTAGCTACCTGAAATAAAAATCGATTGCTGGGACAAAACTGAAAACGTTTAATTGGATACCCTTAAAATGAAGATATACCTCACTAACTTTATATTAAAAATTTGTGGTCAGTACGGATTGACGTACCTAGTAAGCTGGTAAATTACATTACGAAGAAACGCTGAAGCGACTAAGAAATGTACTAATATGTAATTATTAGTGGGTTGTTGTTAAGTCTTAGTATGTTAGTTTTTAACACCACAAAAAAAGCGAGTGTAGCTTAGTTGATTAAAGCGCCGTCCTTCCAAGTCGGAGATCGTCAGTTTGAGTCTGACCACTCGCTCACTAATCCCCTCTAACCTCTGAAGAAATTCAAGTTATTGGGTAAAACAGTTTCTTTTCATATTTATAGAATAAACATCTATCAATATGATTAAGAAAATATTTTTATCATTAGCAATACTTGCTTCAATTTTAAGCAATGCTGCAACATATTATGTTTCACCAAACGGAAATGATTCAAATAATGGGACTTCAATAACCACTCCGTGGAAAACAATAAGTAAAGTTAACACCAGACAATTAGTAGCTGGGGACCAAATTTTATTTGAACGAAATGGAACATACAGAGGTAATTTAACAATTAACTATTCGGGTACCGATGTCAACCCAATTCTAATTTCCACTTATGGTAGTGGAAATAACCCCATATTACTTGGTTCACAATTAATTTCAAACTGGATATTACATCAAGGAAATATTTGGAAGACTCAAGTAAATGCAACACAAGTTGTTCATTTGTTCTTCAATGACAGTTTAATGCCAATTGCAAGATATCCAAATAATGGTTGGTTAAGAAATATACAAGGAACAAATTCTCAAATAACAGATAATCAATTAACACAACCAGCGAATTATTGGAATGGTAGTACAATGGTTATTCGTAGTTCTTCTTGGAGTTATGATACAAGTAGAGTTTTATCATATAGTCCGGGGGTTATTAACTTTAGACCTATTAGTTATAACTTAGGAAACAGTACGTGGGGTTATTTTATCCGAAATAAATTTCAAGAATTAGATGCCCCCGGTGAATGGTTTTTTGATAAGACCATCAACACATTATATTTTTACTCCCCAACAGGAAACCCAAATTTAAACGCGATTGAAATAATAACAGCCAATCAATCAACAAATGGTGTAGGAATAAGGGTTACTTGGCAAAGAAATAATATTATTATTGAAAATCTTACAATTAATAAGTATGGTTATGCTGGTGTTAGCACAAGCGGTACATCTAATATAACTGTAAGAAATTGTAATATTAGTCAATGTGATCATGGTATGTGGTTATATGGTAATAATCAAATTATTAGAAATAATTTCATCACAAAATGTCCCCAAATGGGTTTAAATGCTGTTTCTGGTGGAAGCCCAATTAGTTATGGAAACAACAATACATTTGAAGATAATACCATCCAAAATTGTGCATTATATCCCGGTCTTGGAAAAAGCTCATGGGGTTATTTCGGAATGACCGTCACTGGTTCCAATAATATAATAAGAAAAAATAATATTACAAATATTGGTTATATTGCATTATCTTTCGAATCAAACCCATTAATTGAAAATAACTTTATAAGTAATGCATGTTCAATTTTAAATGATGGTTCTGGTATTGCATTTGATAGAACAAATGGTGCTGTTATTAGAAATAACATTGTTTTAAATACAATTGGTAATATTGAAAGTTGTGCAACAAATACAACCAACTGTGACCCAAAAGGTAAAGGAATATATTTTGGAAATGTTAGCAATAAAAATAATTTAGTTGATGGTAATACTGTCGCATATTGTAACGGTGCTGGTATTTGGTTTGATCATACTATGCTATCAGAAGGTAATCAAATTATTAATAATACCTTATTTGGGAACAATTTATATCAATTAGGTATTTCAGATTTTTCAAACTATAATAGTCCCGGAGCAATTGCTCCTTATGCAGTTCCGGTGTATAGTAACCAACTTGTTAGAAATAATATTTTTTATTCAAATAACCAACAACAGAAAACCATGTACCACATAAATAAGTGGTATTCTGGTGTTGATTTTGCAAATTTTAATGAAAATAAATATATTAACCCTTGGGATACTGTTAGTATTCAAGTTTTTGATATAGCAAATAATGGTAATTCTTTAAATTATTCATTAAATCAATGGAAAAATGTTAGAGGTGATGACTCTTTATCTACAAACCAACCTTATCTCCCTCAATCCGAATCATCTGATCATATTTTGGTTTATAATAATCAAATAACAGAACAATCAATTAGTTTACCAAGTGGTACTTGGTCAGATTTAAACGGTAATTTATATAATTCTTCAATTAATATACCAGCATTTGAATCAAAACCTTTATTTAATTCATTATTACTTCCTCCACCACCCTCAACCCCAAGCACTATTGTTTCTTTATTGGTTCAAGCTAGTGTTAATTCAACAACACCATCAATTACACTTTCATGGATTAGTTATTCCACTGCAACAGGTTATTCTGTGTTCAGAAAATTAAAAAATGCAACATCTTGGGGAAGCGCAATAGCTACCTTAGGGGGTAGTGCAACTCAGTATGTTGATAATAACGTTTCTTTAAATACATATTATGAATATCGTGTTGTTAGAAACGCTTCTGTTGGTACTGCATATGGTTATGTTGCAACAGGTATTAATCTCAATACAATTGATTATAGAGGTAAGCTAATATTAGTTGTTGATAATACATTTACAAGTAGTTTATCTTCACAACTAACTCAATTACAAAATGATCTAAAATTAGATGGTTGGAATGTTATTAGAGTTGATGTTTCAAGAACAACAACACCAGCGTCAGTAAAATCTCAAATACAGACAATTTACAATACTGATCCAACTAATGTAAAATCAGTTTTATTATTTGGGCATGTTCCGGTTTATCGTTCTGGTAATATTGCACCAGATGGACATAGTTTAATTCCTTGGGCATGTGATTCCTATTATGGTGATATGAATGGTTCTTGGACAACACCTCCCACAGCATTACCTTCAGATTTGGAGTTACAAGTGGGGAGGATTGATTTATTTAATTTACCCGCGTTTGGACAAACAGAACAACAATTATTGTCAAATTATTTAACTAAATTACATCAATTTAAAACAAAACAATTTACTCCTCAAAACAGAATGTTAATTCAGGATAATTTAACTTGGGTTAATAATCCACTAGCTGAAACTTCTTATAGAACTGGTGGTCCTTTAGTTGGTGAAGCAAATATTACAACAATACCAGCAAATAATCAACCAAATTTTGTATCAAGAATGTCTGATGGTTGGTTATGGGGTTATTTTTCTGGTGGTGGAACATACAATTCCGCTGCTGGGATTGGTAATACATCAAATTTCGCAACAACACAAAATAATGTAGTTTTCAATATGAGTTTGGGTAGTTATTTTGGTAATTGGGATTCTAGTACACCAGTTCCGGATTGGAATAATAACAATAATAATTTATTAAGAGCGGTATTAGCTAGCGGTCAAGCACTTACAAACGTTTGGGCGGGTTTACCAAATTGGTTTTTCCACCACATGGGAATGGGAGATCCTATTGGTTATTCAACAATGTTAACCATTAATAATAGAACATCAAACGCATTATATCAATTACAAAATGGTGGTTGGCAAGGACAAGGATTAACAACAGTACATCTTGGTTTAATGGGTGATCCGTCATTAAGAATGAATTATGTTGCACCTCCAAGTAATTTAACAATAATTAATAATGGAAATTCGTTAACATTTAACTGGACAGCATCAGCAGAGCAGGTTGATGGGTATTATTTATATGAAATTGTTTCTGGTGTACCAACAAGAATAACACCAAATCTAATTACAACAAATACATTAACTGGGAATTTTAACTTAACCACTGGTACAGAATATATGGTTAGAGCGGTTAAATTGGTTAATAATTTTAGTGGTAGTTATTATAATTTATCATTAGGTTCGGCAAATACGGTACCACAATCGGTAGCACCAACATTAATAGCAAAAGTTTTTCTAGGTGGTGCGTATGATAATGGTTTAATGTATGATTCATTACGTGTTAAAAATTTAATACCACTTTCTGATCCTTATCCCGCTTTAGGTTATACACATGTAATAGGTGGTGGACAAACGACAACGCAATCCGTTTTAACAGTTTCAGGAAATTCAGCAATTGTTGATTGGGTGGTTATTGAATTAAGGAATGCAACCACACCATCAACCAGAGTATACACAAGAAGTGCTTTAATCCAAAGAGACGGTGATATTGTTGATATGGATGGTGTATCACCGGTTAGTTTACAAATAACTAGTGGTCAGTATTATGTTGCAATTAAACATCGAAATCACTTGGGCGTTATGACAGCGCAACCTATTTCTTTGCAGAACAACACAATAATTAATTTTACAACAATTGCAACATTTGGAACCGAAGCTCAAAAAACAATTGGTTCTGTAAAAGTAATGTGGGATGGTAATTCTAATTTTGATGACATAATCAAATATACCGGTCAAAATAATGATAGGGATTTTATCTTATCTAGAATTGGTGGTGTAATTCCAACTAATGTTGTAACAGGATATTATTCAGAAGATTTAAATATGGATGGTTTTGTTAAATACACCGGTCAAAATAATGATAGAGATATTATCTTATTTAATATTGGTGGTACAACACCTACAAATACAAAAGTTCAACAGATTCCTTGACGAAATAAAGATAATATTTTAAATTTAAAAAACCTAAAACATGTCGCACATATTTTTTGATTCTCCCACATATATTAATATAACTAATTTCTTAAACAAAGAAGAAGGTACACCTATTTCTTGGAATGAAATAATGGAAGCATATTTTAAAATTTATCAAATTGAGTTGGAAAAAGTTAAAAGTCTTAAAGAATTGGAGATTTTTCACGCTCAATTAGCGGTAAAAAAACTAAATGGTTCCCATAATTTTGAAATTTGGGCGAACACAATCGATAAGTTTTGCGAATCTTGGTTAAAATCAGCGGTTCTTCAATAATTCCAAAATGTCTTTTTTACTTAACTGAGAAAAATGTTCTTTTATTTTTTGCTCAGGACTAATTGGTTTTGGTTTTATTATTTCCTTAATTGTTGATTTTTGCTTTGGTTTAGGTACAACAGGTTTTACCGTTTCTTTAACAACTGGTTTTTGTTCTTGTTTAGCAACCTCAACTGTAATTTTTGGTTTGTCGTCAATTTGCTCCTGAACGATAACCGCAACCTTTTTATTTGTTTCTACAATATATTCCGAACTCCAAGGTTGGAAAAATACGTCATCAGCAATAACTTCTAATTTAACAATACCTGTTGATTTTTCAGGTAAAAAGTTTTTTGTTTTCGGTATTGTAACTTCACAGTTACCTCCTTCATAAATAATACCATCAAACATATAATTAATTCCCTCAGATTCAACAACTAATCTGACTTTTGAATTAGCTAATGATGTACCATCAACTTGAACGGTACAGCTAAACTTATTGACTTTATCTGTATATAATTTATAGCTCATTTTTATTTCTGTTCATTTATAAATATCCCAACTTTTATATTTTTCACTTCAGAAATAAAATTAGCCACGTCTTTTATTGTTACTTTAACGTTTTTATTCTTTTGTTTATTTACTCTTTTTTGAAAATTAACGTCTTGAGCGTGAATTTGAACAAATAATTCAATAAGTACTTTTTTTTCCTCTTTAGATAATTTTTCTAATTTTTTTCTTATTTGAGATGGCGGACCAGAACCAACCGTCTCAACCACCTTTTTTATAATACAGAAAAACGCCCAAGTTAGCTCAACGGTATTCCATTGAACATCAGCATCATTCCATTTATAACAAAAAACACTCATTTATTTATTTTGTATTTAAAAAGACTAAATTTAAAACTAATAAAGTTAAACATAGGTGTATATTTATAATAAATACACAAATATTGAATAGTAAATAATGTCAGATATATCGAATCTTCTTGTTAAAGATACATATGACTATGTTCTTCAATCTGACATTGTTACAGGTGTAGTATATAGAATTGGTGGTGCGGTACCCGTAAATCCTATATTTTCATCTGGTGCTACCTTTTTACAATCTTTAAGATATTCTGACGGAACAGAACAAAGTGGTTATGTTTTAACTTCAGATGTTAATGGTAATGCGTTTTGGGGTCCGGTATCTGGGGCAAGTTCAGGTAATTTTTTAAATCTAAGTGGCGGTACTGTAAGTGGATTAACAATATTCCAAAGCGGATTAACAACAAATTCATTTACAGCAACAACATTTACTTTTAATAATGGAAATCAACAAAATGGCTATATTTTAACATCAGATATTAATGGCAATTCTGATTGGAAACCTAGTGGTGCAATAACCGGTATTACTTTATCAGGTAATACATTATTAATATATAATAATTCAGGTCAAACTATAAGTACTAATGGGTTTATACAAAAATTTGCAATAGATATTGGTGATAGCTCCGCAAATACAATAACAATAAATCATAATTTTAATAGTCGAGATATACAAGTTGAGGTTTATAGAAATACTAGTCCTTGGGATACAGTATTTTGTGATATTACTCGTTTAACCGTGAATTCGGTTAATTTAACTTTTGCAAATCCTCCGGGTATAAATGAATATAGAGTTGTTATAATTAGTTAATATATATTAATATGGCAACAACAGAACTTAAAATAGGTAATCTTGGTGATATTCAAATACAAACCGGAAAAGGTAATCCGAATCATAGTTCATACCCCGGAACGGTTTATTTAGATAAAACTACTGGATTCTTATATAAAGGAATTAGTGGTACGACTTGGCAATATATTGGTTCCACATATTCTTATTTAATTTATGATTTTTCTGGTGCAACAACAAGTGGTGGTACAGTAAATAAATATGTACAAAATATTGGTGATAATATATCTACAACAATAAATGTAAATCACGGATTAAATTCAGAAGATGTTTTGGTTGAGGTTTATAGAAATGGAGTACCTAAGGACACAATTTTTTGTGATATAGAAAGAGTTGATGCAAACAATATTCAATTACTTTTTGCAAACCCCCCAACAACAAATGAATATCGTGTGATAATTATATCATAATACATAATATATGCCAAAATTTTTAAAAGAAATAACATTTAGTGGTCAATCAACACCATCAATACCAGATCCCGGTTATGGTTCATTATATATTGATGGATTAACTAATTTATTATATTATATTGATGATGCTGGTGTTACATATAACTTAACGTCAGGTGGAACAGATACTTATGCTACAGGTTTTACATACAATAATGCAAATACGTTAACAATTCAACAAAATAACGCTCAACCTGATTTAACCGCATCAATAAACGTAATGACCGGATTAACAGTTAATGGTAACTTATCAGCAACAACAATTGACACTGAATATATTGATTTCTTACCACTAACCGCTAGACCAGCACATTCAGAAGCAAGAATTTATTGGTATGATGATGAAAATACCCTTGAACTTCAAACAGAAAATAATGATTTTAATATTGAAGTTGGTCATCAAACCGTTGTTAGAGTTAGAAATACAACCGGTGGTCCCTTAACAAAAGGGAGACTTGTCTACATTAATGGTGGTTCAGGAAATAATCCGACAGTAACTTTAGCAAGTTATGAAAATGATTTAAATAGTGCAAGAACATTAGGTTTTCTTGGTACAAATATAAATGATAATCAATTTGGATACGTAATTACAAATGGTATGTTACGTAATGTGAATACCTCAGCTTATTCTACTGGTACACAGTTATATCTATGGTCTGCTGGTACATATTCAAATCAAATTCCCGAAGCACCATTACACGAAGTAAGAGTTGGTATCGTAATTAGACAAAGTGCAACTGTTGGTATTATTTTCGTTGCAATAATGAATGGTTATGAGTTAGGTGAACTTCACGATGTTTTAATTTCTGGTTTAACAAATAACGATTTATTACATTATAATTCCTCATTAAGTGCTTGGACTAATACACAAAATATACAAATAAATTCTATTTCAGCAACAACTTATCAGAATTTACCAACTGATATTAGAGTAACTGGTGGAACATATTCTGATGGTTCTGCAACATTTACAAATAATACTGGGGGAACATTTACTGTTAGTGGATTCCAAAATTGGAAATGGTATGCTGAAAATACAACTGCACCAATTGTTCCCCCACAAGCAAACGGAAGTGGTTCAATTGCATTAGGTGATAATGCTTGTGCTAGAGGTGATAATATGTTTGTTTATGGTAACTGTGCTGGTATTGGTTCAGTTGTTACAGATAATTCAAATTTCTTAGGTCATAATGCAGGAACAAATTCAGCATATGGATTTAGTTCAAATTTCTTTGGTTGTAAAGCTGGTAAAGATGCTACATTAGCTAATAATTCAAATTTCTTAGGAGAAAATGCAGGTAATTTAGCAACAAATGCTGATAATTCAAATTTCTTAGGTACAAACTCAGGTTATTTAGCTACATCAGCTTGTCATTCTAACTTTATTGGTCGTAATGCTGGTTGTAACGCAAAAGGTGCAAATAATTCTAACTTTATTGGTGAAAATGCTGGACGTGAAGCTGATTTTGCAACTTATTCAAATTTATTTGGATATAATGCTGGTGCAACATTTGGTTCTAATGTTATTAAAGAAAATAATATTATTATTGGTACAAATATTTCATTACCAAATGGTGCAATAAATTCATTAAATATTGGTGCTACAATATTTGGTACTGATTTATATGGTAATACAATTGGAGACCCCTCTATTACAGTTCAATCTTCAGGTAGAATCGGTATTGGTGTTCTTAATCCAACAACCACATTACACATATCAGGAGCAACCAATCCTTTAAGGATTGAGGGTTTATTAACATCGGCAAATACTGAATATCTTACAATCAGTCCAACAGGTGTTGTAACAAAAACATCCGGTGCAACTGGGGTTGATACATTTACAACGGGATTTACTTATTCAAGTAACACGTTCTCAATTTTTAGAAATCAGGGACTCCCAAATCTAACTGCAACAATTAATTCTGTTACCGGATTAACATCTACAGGAACAATTTCATCAAGTATTATTTCAGCAACAACTTATCAGAATTTACCATATGGTTTAGCTGGGATTAATAATCAAACAGTTACAGCATATACGTTTACTTTATTGGATTCTGGTTATTTAGTAACATTTAGTTCATCAACCTCTGTCCTAGCAACTATACCAACAAATATATCAGCACCGTTAGCAATTGGATCTCAAATTATGCTATCCCAACTTGGCTCCGGACAATTAAGAATTACTGGTGATACGGGTGTTACTTTATATTCTTACGGAAATGCATATAATTTAGTCGGACAATATTCTACAGCATTTTTAACTAAACAAGGAACAAATACTTGGATTTTAGATGGAAATTTAACAACTTTAAATTTATAAATAATGTCAATATTTAGTTACGGAAATAGATATGCAAACATACCTCTTACAATAATAAGGGAGTATACTGGAGATACTACTTGGAATAAACCAGATGGGATTAAAGAAATTTTGGTTATATGTGTTGGCGCTGGTGGTGGTGGAGGCGGAGCCGGTCAGCGGAACGGTGCTGCTACTGGAGCATCAGGTGGTGGCGGAGGAATGGTCGGATGGCTTCGCATTGACGCTACTAGCCTTGGATTAACAGAAACCATTGTAATCGGAGCGGGTGGAAATGGCGGTAGTGGAGGCACTGGAGCAGCAAGTGCTGGTGCAAATGGTGGTGCTGGTGGTACAACGTCATTCGGGTCATTTATCAGCGCAGGTGGTGGTTCAGGAGGATTGCGTGGTGAATCAACAGGTACTATTGCTGGTGGTGCTGGTGGAACTATTGCAAGTGTTCGATTTTTTCTTCCGGGTGCTGCTGGTGGACAAGCAATAACCAACAATATCGGCTCACCCGGATTGAGTGGTTGGGGACAATTAACATCAGGTGCTGGTGGAGGTGGTGGTGGTGCGTGTTCAAGCGTTACTCCGTTTGCTTGGGCTGCTGGTGCTGGTGGTGGAGTTTTTGATTGGAATGGGTCAGCATGGACTCTTATTTCAGGCCCTTCCGGACCTGCTGCAAGCGCAGGTGCTGGTGGCAATGGTGTGAATGACCAATGCTTGTATCTTCTCCAGTCATTCTCACAGATTCCTACCATTGGACTTGGTACGGGAGGTGCTGGTGGATCCGGTCAGAATGGCACAGGATCAGCTACTGGCAACGCTGGCGGCAATGGAGGACGTGCGGCTGGTGGAGGAGGCGGCGGCGCTGTGCGATTTGGAACAGGCGGTAATGGAGGAAACGGAGGAAATGGTCTTTGTATTGTAGTTGAATACTATTAAATAATAAAATAAAAAAAATGATTTACTCACTTATTATAAGAAATAATATTGTAATAAATAAGACGATAGGAAATGAATTGTTAACAACATACCCATTTCCTTATGATTTAATAATTCAAGATGTAAATGAAAATGTTTTAATTGATTCAACATACAATCCAGTGAATGGAACATTTACATTAATTGGTGCTCCGTATAACAATGAAAATGGAAATTAATAATTTAATAGAAAAAAACCTTATAGATTTGTAAAACAAATAAAAAACTTATAAATTTGTAAAAAAAATAAAAATGGCGTTTTATAGAGAAAATTTTTCAGATTACGAAGATTTTAATCATGATTTTTCTTCAAGAAAAGGAAAGAAAAATTTTAAAAAAAGAAAAGGAGAAGATTTTGAAAGAGGTTTTGGTAATAATAAGAAAAAAAATAAACCAAAACGAGGTAATAGAGATTATGATGATTATTAATACTTTATTTATATTTTATTAAAAAAATAAGACATTTTTTATTTTTCTTTTTATGAATACGTAATCATCACGATATTTATATAAAAAGAAAAATAAATGATAAAAAAATACATTATACTATTTTTAAGTTTTTTTATACATTTAAAAATAAATGCACAAAATAGTAATTGTTCATTAGCAATACCATTTATTGATAATGATTGTATATTATTTTCGCCCCCAACAGCAGGACCGATAACAAGATGTTATTCTTTCTATTTAGTGGATGATTCTGTTGATTTTAATTTTGTTTCATTTGCACCACTAAATACTTGTACTGATGCTATTGCTTGGTATACGTTATATGATTCAAATTGTGATACAATTACCACAAATTTAGACGGTAATTTTCAAAATCTAATAGAAAATTCTAATTATACTATTTGCTATACAATACAATGTCCAACAAATGGTGTAATTAATTTATTATGTACATATGAATTAATTGTTTTACCAATAGAGTTATTATATTTTAATGCTCGTATTGAATATAACAACATAAGATTAATATGGGAAACAACTACCGAAACAAATAATTGTTGTTTTACACTATACCACTCAACTGATTTTGTAAATTGGTTGAGTATCGGTAGAGTAGACGGTGCTGGTAATTCAATAACACCGCTATCATATAGTTTTATTTTTAATAATCCAAGTAATGGTGTAAATTATTTTAAATTAATTCAAGAAGATTTTGATGGTAAACGCACTGAGTTTAATATTTTAGCGATTCCTTTTATAAAAAAAACCAAACCAAACGATATATTTCAAAAATACAATATATTAGGTCAACAAATTAAATAATAAAAACCACCAACCATGAACAAAGTTTTATTAATATTTTTAATGTTATTATCAGTCAATGTTTTTTCACAAAATATTGTTAATGCTAAAATAACACAAATAACATCATCATATATTGATGTTACGTTATATCCCTCAATTTATGAAACTTCTGTATTATCCAATGTTGTATTTACTCTAAAATGGGAAAATAAACAAAATATATCTTTTGGTGAGCCGCAATTAGATAATTCATTAATTGTTAAAAAATCAGGACCGGTTTTAACAAATGACACTTGGAAATATCAAATATTTTGCGGATTTAGTTTTGTTATTACAAATATTGGTCAACCAATTATAATTCGCATACCAAAATCCGGAAACGCTAATTTAATAGTAGCAACAGATGAATTTGTTAAAAATATTATGGTAAATGGTGATTATTATGTCTCAATTGGTGGACAAGATGTTACGGGTGAAATTTTGGAAGGAAAGTCCATTGAGTTTGAAGAAACTAATCAACATAAAATGTATTTCGACCAGAGATTTAATAGATTTTTATTTGAGGTAAATGGTGTTTTTTTAACAACTTTAGGTCAGTACATTGATGTTCAAGATAAAACAAATTTAATTTTAGTTAAAAAAGTTAACTAGTATTTGTAGCAATCACTTTTTTGTATTATCTTCGCACAAAATAAAAACAATGAAAGATAAACTTTATAGAACAGATAATTGTATAGTTGGTGGTGTTTGTAGTGGATTGGGTGAATACTTTAATATCGATGAAAATATTATCAGGGTTGCATTTTTCTTAGCAATCTTCACACCCTTTCCAATCATTATCACATACCTTTTTATGTGGATGCTAGTTCCAAATCAAAGATAAGTTAATAAACTTTGAGCTTCTTTTTGTAATTTAACTTTAAAGTCTTCTTTAAAGTTATCATTTTCACTTAATTCTACCGGTACTTCGGTAAATGACCAATCTAAAGCTAGTGTTGCAACTAGATTCTTATCTTTATCAAAGATTGGAACAACAGCATGTGAATTTGTACCATGAGAACGAATAACTGATTTGGTTGCTAAATCATTAACATCATCATAGACCGAATAAAAAAATCCATTATTCTCAAGGGCTTGGTGATAATACCAAGAAAAATTACTAACTAAAATATTCTGATATTTTTGTGCTATTGGTTCAAGACCATCGGTCATTCTTTCATATGTCATAGATGATTTTTGCATTGAGGAGTTTGTGTAAAAATTACCACCGTTATGAAATTGCGTTATTGTAATTCTATCAGCATCATAATTTCTTTTAATTTCTTTTAAAGAGAAGTGAATAATTTCGTCTTTTGCAAATTGTTCGGTTAAATCTTTTTTAGATTTTCTTTCTTTCCGCAAATCCATAATTTTTTTAAAATAACCAGCGGTTATTAATGCAACTGATATTGAAGTAAAAGCTGTTATTAATGATGTAATTATAGTCGTTCCCATTCACAAATCTTTTAATATAAATATATTAAAAATGTAAATAGAAAAAAAAAATACCATCGAATGATGGTATTTATAAAACTTTTTTATTTAATTTAGTTTTTTGTTGTGTCTACCGCTGTTGTGTCAACAGAAACCATTGTGGTATCAGCAACCATAGCAGAATCAACAGAAACCGCAGTAGTGTCTACAGTAGCGGTTTCTTCTGTTGTTACAGGAGTTCCGCATGATGCTAAAACTACTAAAGAACCAAGAACAATTTTTTTCATTTTTTGTTTTTTTATATGTTTATTTGTACAATAATTATCAAAAAAGATGAAAAAGTCAAATATTTTAAAAATTTTATTTTATTTGTGATATTTATAGTAAAATAATTCATTATGAGTAAAATTGTTAAACTTAAAGAAAGAGATTTAACTGAGATAGTTAAACGTGCTTTAATCGGTAAAATGTTTATAGAAGAACAAAAAAAGGAAAAGATTGAAATACCGCAAAATTGTTTTGGCGGTCCAAAAACAGGTTTAGGTGGTTTAATTTTATTTACAACAATGTTGCAAAAAGAAGCGGATAATGGCGATATGAATAGTGAAAAATTAATTGCTGATATGAAAACCTTTTTAAAAGGTATGAATAGAGCAAACCCCGAAATGATTGCAACGTTATTAAAAAAATATAATAAAGAAAAGTACCTGCCTTGGGTGGGTTGTTTTTAATATTCTAATCCCGTCGAATTCGAGGGGTTTAAAAGCAAAAAGGGTTCACAAAGGAACCCTTTTTAATTGGTGGAGATGGAGGGTTTCGAAACCCTCGTCTTCCGCTGTCAACCTAAAGAGACTACACGCTTAGAACAACATTAGTTCTTAATGTTTCGAAATATCAAGTTTCACTATATACCAACTTGCAAAGGTTTTCTTTGGTTAATTTTAAGTATCAACCACACTTTTTTTGGAATTTCTGTTGCTAGGTAAATTCCCAAATTACCCCTTGTAGGTGTTAGCCTTAGGCTACAGCTACTTCTTCAGTCTTGATGAGACCCAAAACTGACATCTTGTCTAAAACGTTGCCGTTTACTTGTTTGAACCATTTTAACAAGGTTGATTCACCCTTGACGTGCCTATTTAACCTAATCATCGGAATCAAATCCAACTCATCCCCATATATTTTCAAAGAACAATGCAAAGATAAGAACAAATTTTAAACTGACAAGTACCAACCTAAAAATAAATATTTGCATAATAACAAAAGACTTTGTATATTTGTGGTATAAAATATAAAAAAAAATGAATAATTTTGAATTTTTAAAGGAAGTACTATCGGTACCAAGTTCTTCATATAAAGAACATTTAATGATTGAGTTTTTGGAAAAATGGTTGACTGAAAATAATATCCCCCATTATACGGATGATTTTGGAAATGTATATGCAACAAAAAAAACGAACTTAAAGGAAGGTGAGTTTTTTCCTTGCGTAGTGTCACACACCGATACCGTACATGATATTAGTAATATTAATATTTTAGAAAAGCAACTTCCGGATTCAGATAATATTATTAAATTAGCTCTAACGTCTGTAAATGATGATGGAATACCTAACGGTATTGGTGGTGATGATAAATGTGGTGTTTATATTTGTCTTAGACTTTTAAAAGATTTACCGAATGTAAAAGCGGCGTTTTTTGTTAGTGAAGAAATTGGTTGTAGGGGTTCATTAAATGCTGACCCAAATTTCTTTAAAGATGTTGGTTATGCGATTCAGTTTGATGCACCAGAAAACTGGATGGTTACATATACGTGTATGGGCGTGGAATTATTTGATATGAAATCAGAATTTTTTGATAAATGTCATAATGTTCTTACCGAAAACTTTAACCATAAAAAAGATTATCTTAAACATCCATATACAGATGTTTACGCATTAAGAAAGAAATTTGACTTTGCTTGCATTAATATTTCATGTGGATATTACAATTATCACAGACCAAATGAATATGTTGTAGTTGATGATGTTGAGAACGCATATGATGTTGGAGTAAAGATGATTAGTGATTTGGGATGTTGTAGTTATATTTTTAATAAATCAAAAAAAACAAAATTTATGTTATAAAGAAAAGGGGGAAACTTATTTCCCCTTTTCAATTTTAACCTTATCTTTTACGAATTTTAATTTATACTTTTTCATCTCAATCATCTCACCCTTTAGAATTTCCTCGGATATAAAATCTTCCACATATTCTTGTATTGCTCGTTTTAATGGTCTTGCACCAAACTGAGGGTCAAATCCAACTTTAGCGATGTGCTCGACCAATGAATTATCATATTTGATAAAATATTTTAATTTATTTAATCTTTCTACCAATCTATCCAATTCAATCTTAACAATTTCCTTGACATCATCTTCTTTTAATGTATTAAAGACAACAACCTCATCAATTCTATTTAAGAATTCTGGAGCAAAGAAATTCTTCATTTCTTTTTGAATTATATCTCGTTTAGCTTCTTCATTAGCAAATGAGTTTTTACCGAAGCCAATTCCAGAACCAAAATCTTGTATTTTTTTAACACCAAGATTTGATGTTAAAATAATTAATGAGTTTCTAAAGTTTATTTTTCTACCTAAACTATCAGTTATAAAACCTTCGTCTAAAACCCTCAATAAGATTGAGAATATTTCTTTATTTGCTTTTTCAACCTCATCAAATAAAATAACCGAATATGGTTTGTTTTTTACTTGTTCGGTTAATTGACCACCTTTATCATAACCAACATAACCGGGGGGAGCACCAACCAATCTAGATACGCTATGTTTTTCTTGATATTCTGACATATCAATTCTAATTAAGTTATCTTCGCTACCAAAGATTTCTTTCGCCATCTGTTTAGCTAAATGAGTTTTACCAACACCACTATTACCAAGCAATATGAACGCACCAATCGGTCTATTTGGGTCTCTAATACCTAATCTATTTCTGCGAATAGCTTTCGCCATTTTTGTAATTGCTTCTTGTTGACCAACAACTTTTTCACCCACATTCTTTTCCAAATTCAATAAATTCTTTGTATCGTCAGTGTTTAATTTGTTAATTGGTATTTTTGTCATTGTTGATACAACATCATAAACCAATTCAGTTGTAACTTCTTTTCTTTTGGTTAAAAGAGTTTCTTCAAATTTCTTTTTTTCTTCATTAAGTTTATCGACAATCTTTTTTTCTTTATCCCTTAATTCCGCAGCTTTCTCATAATCCTGTTGTTTTACAACGATTAATTTTTCTTCCTTAATTTTATGTGCTTCATCTTTAAGGTGGTTAATAATTTCCGGTAATTCAATATCTACTTGACTTCTAGCACCAACTTCATCAATAATGTCAAATGCTTTATCGGGAAATTCTCTGTCAGTTATATATCTATCAGCAAGGTTTACACATAAATCTAAAACCTCATCATTGTAACTTACTCGATGATAAAATTCATATTTATCTTTAACGTTTTTTAAAATTTCTAATGTTTCTTCTTTTGAGGGTGAATCAACAACAACTTTTTGAAATCTTCGTTCTAATGCACCATCTTTTTCAAAATTTTCACGATATTCATCTAGCGTTGTTGCACCGATACATTGAATTTCTCCTCTTGCTAATGCTGGTTTAAAGATGTTTGACGCATCTAATGACCCAGATGAATTACCAGCACCAACTAATGTATGAATTTCATCAATAAAGACAATTATATCGGGGTTATTTTGTAATTCTTCAAGAATAACTTTAAGACGTTCTTCAAATTGACCTCTATATTTTGTCCCAGCAACAATAGATGTTAAATCAAGTAGTACAATTCTTTTATTTTCAAGGTTTCTTGGACATTCACCTAGATAAATTTTCATAGCAAGACCTTCAACTATGGCAGTTTTACCACAATTATGTGAAGATATGCCATTTGTTAAATATTTTCTTTCCTCATCTAATACTTCTAAATCAAAAGTATCGTGAACCCCAATATATTCTTTTTCAATAACATCATGTAATTGATTATCGTCATACCAAACTAAATCTCCAATATTAATATTCTTTAATGATAACCAATATGTGTTATTCTGTTCTTCAACTAAATTATTTGCACAATCAAAAGATGTCTCAACTAAATGGGATTCTGAACCAGAAAGCTCAACGTTATTTGATAATGTTATTTTATAACACTCTTTTTTTGTTTTTTTAAACAAATTACCAATTAATTTGTAACCAGATGGGGTCTTTACTTTATAAGTTCCCCCGTTTTTTTCAACATCGTTAAAAAAATCTTCAATTTTTATTTTCATTTTAAATTATAATATTTCAATATTATGCGTATTAACATCAGAAATTTTTTCAACCTCTATGTACGTATCACCAAGTACACACCCCGGTTCACCAATTATAATTGGATTATTTTTCTTTCTTCTAGATAAGATTTGAGCAATTCTGTTAATTTCATTTTCTCTACCAATAACAGGGTCAAGTTTTCCTTGTTCTGCCATTTTTATCAAATCTTTACTAAAATTATCTAAAACCGGTGTTGAACCATCTTTTGTTTTTTCGGAACCAGATTTTTGGTTGCTATTTTCTTCAAATTCTATCATGATTTTATTTTAAAAATAAAATGTGGTTATTTAAAATAAATAGTTCAGAAAAAACTAAAAAGTTTTCATCTCTATTGAAAAAATTTGTTATATTTGCAGAATAAAACAAAACAACCATGAAAAAGTTAATCATTATTCTAAGTTTATTTCCGAGTATTGTTTGTTCTCAAACAAGATTGGATACGCTCATTTTAAATGAGGTGAATAAATATCGAGCGGAAAATGGTTTAAATCTTTTAACGTTCACTGCGCAAGGTCAATGTGTTGCTGAAAACCAAAAAGACTATATGTTGCTAACTGGTTGTGTTAATCATGAACAAATTGAGGATGTTGATGATTTTGATGTTGAACCAGATTTTGCAAAAAGAAATTTTAAGTGTGGAATTGATACATTGGATACCAAAACAGTTTACATGGAAGTTCTTGTTGCTGTGTTGGACACAACAAATGCTTCATTAGAGGATATTGCAATTAAAGCTGTAAATGGTTGGAAAAGTTCAGAGGGACATAACTTCGCAATCTTATTACCAATGATTAACTATGTTGGTGTTTCTAGCGGTACTAACCATAAACTAGTTGAATACTACGAAGACCTTTACACGGGTGAACTTACTATGGTTGTTACAGAACAAAAATATTGGTTTGTATCTTTAAATGCTTATAATATTTATTATTAAGAAAATATCATAAAAACTTGCACAAGGATTTTTTTATATGTATCTTTGTGATGTTCTTAAATTAATAATTAAAAACAAAACAAAATGAAAAAAACATTTTTTTCCGTGTCAGTAATTATTGGTCTTATGACATCGTGTAATAATCAGAATAATCGGCAAGAAATCCAACAAACTGAACCGATTGTTGGGGTAAAGGAAATTAGAGCCGATACTTCATTTACTATTAATGAAGAAACTGGTGAACCAATGATGGTAATTGAGGAAAAAGTCGTAATTGTAAAGCGAGATACTTTCCATAGTATGGACGAAAAAACCGGATTTTTTAATATGGTTGTTGTTGAAACAATAATTTCTGAATAATTACTTTCTCTGATAAATGGGTTTTATGGTACCCGGTGTAGGTTCTATTGGTTTAGTATGTGTGGCTTTAACTTTTGATTCCTTAAAACTAAAAACTTTTAACATGTAATCTAAATACGCATCAACCGTATTTGTACCTAAGTTACCATCAACAAAATCTCTTTCTTGACCAGAACTATCTTTAAATTTTAAAGGTAAACCAGCAAGTTTCACTAAATCAGACTGAAGCGATTTAATTGCTTCTACGGAAACTCCCGATTTTTTTGCCATTTCAGTTAATTGATTCATATTATATTTCCTCAATTCAACTTTTGCTTTTTTTATTTCATTTTCTCTTTCCAATCGTCTTTCATCTGGCGATAAAGATGAAAATGGTACAGAAGAATATTTTCCTATTTTAAATAATTTATTAATAAACTCAATAGCAGGTGAACTTTCCTGACTCATAGATAGGGATATACTTTTCTGTTGTTCATCCAAATATTGTTGGTAAATAGCTGTTTTGTGCATTTCCAATATTCTGGATTTTTCATTTTGGTCTATTGTGAATATTTTTTTCATTTTCCCTTTTTATATAAATATTTGTATTATACAAAAACAACAATCCCCCACCATTTAATTTTGATAGGGGATTATTTATGTTGTGTATGTCGGAATTTTAAGAACCCATTAAGTTTTGTTTCAATTGTCCTGTTACGTCAGAGAACTTAGAACTAACTTTTGATAATTGGGGACAAACAAAACTCAATAATTTATCTTCAACTACCTTAACTAATTCAGATTTATCTCTAAATAAGAGGTCAGAAATTGAGTTTCTAATGAGATCTTCAATGTAGTTTGTTTCACCAGTTTTACTCATTTTCTTTCTAAAAACTGTGTTTACAATTGTTTCAGCAATCCATTTAACTAATGTATTACAATCACCAGATAGTATTTTACCAATATTATCTAAATCGAAGCTAGCAAATCCGGTAATTAATAGATTTGATAAATAACTATCTTTTGGTACATTTAATTTCTCTAATATCCAAGCCATTAATCTTTCTTGTAAAGTATCCGCAAAACCACCAAAACCTAATTTACCTAAGAAATTAAACCAGTTTTCTTGAATTAAATTTTCATTAAATCCTTGTTCCTTTAAGAAATTAGCTTCACTAATTAAAGATTCAAATAATTGATTGTAATCTGATTGAGTTTTTAAACCATTAGATGCTTCAACCAAAACGTATAATCTGTTTTTGATTATTTTGTTTTCTTTAATAAGTCTTTGTTTCTTCGTTTTTTCAACTATTAAGTTTTCTTTAATCATATTTTTTAAATTTTTCGTTGATTCCATTTTTAATTTTCTACCTTCTTTTCCGAGTTTTTTACATGATTCGGTTACATCGGCAAAAGGTATTCTATATTCACCAGCACTTGCTGATCTTAGGTCAACAATTATTCTATCAGCACTTTTTTCTTGTGGTGTTCTAAACATTCTCTTGAAACGTGTCTCATCTTTATTAATCAACTTACATTGATTATTGCAAGCCATAAGAAACTTTTTAGTTCGTTCTGTTGAACTTTGGTCGATTGGTTTTTTACCTAAGAAATTTTTATACCATTGAAATAATGCTGTTAAACATTTTTCATCATTAATGTCTTCTATTTTTGTACTTATAGTAGAAGTGTCTATACCAGATTTAACGCTGGGCCAAATATACACAAGAATGCTTTCAGAAGTATTCCCTTGGGGGAATGATTGTATTAATTCTTTTAATGGAATTTGTTTGAAGCTACTTCTTTGTGATGTGGGATCATTTAATTGGTCTATTGAATTATCCTTACCTATTTCATCAATTGGATAGTTAATGAAATTATCAGATTTGACCATAGATGTTATTGTATTTGGGTCAAGATCGGTATACTTATCTGGATAAGTTTGTTTTAAAAGTTTAAGACCTTCTTTAAAGGTATAAAAAGCGTTTGATTGATAACCATTTTTAAGGGCGCTTAAAATTCCTTTATAAATAGAATTTATTCTATTTTCATCGGGCGGATTATCAAGAATTCCGAGATTCCTAAGAAATTGATTGTTAGTCTGTGTACCAGCTTGTTGTTGTGTGGTTGTTGTTTGTGTACCTGCTTGTTGTGTACCTGTTGGTGTGGCGGCTTGTTGTTGTGTGGTTACCGCTTGTTTTTTTCTTGATGTAATAATTTGTTCCACCATTTCTTTTTTTTCTGGTTGAGTGTTTGTTTCATCAGGTATAAAATCTGCAAGTTCATATGTTCCGCGATCAGTTTCCGCATTATTAACATATTTTCTCCAAGTATTATTTTTAAAGAAATAATAAAATCCTTGCCCAATCGGTTCGGAATCACCATCAATTAAATTCGCAGCTTTTTTATAAGCAAGTTGACCAGTTTTAGCTTTTATTAATGAACCACCACTAAATGTACCATTTTTTATATTTTCTTCAAACCATTTTTGTTCTTCGGATTTTTCTTCCGTTTTTGTTTTTTCGGGTTCGGGGGTACTAAGTTTAGTTCCAGATTTTTTATATTCTTCACCATAAGAATTCCAAGCTGCGGTTGTTTTTGGACCAAATCTTCCATAACCACCGGCTTTGTTTAAAACACCGTTTGGATAACCTGTTGCCCAACCCGGATGAGTTTTATCCAACCAATCTTGGAATTTTTTAACACCATCAACATTACCTAAAAATTCAGGAATTGATGACGGTCTTGGTGTTTGAGTTGTTCCAGTTCCGGTTCCACTTGCGCGAGGTGGTTTGCCACTAGGTGTTGGCGGTTTACCTTCTTTAATTATTATAGGTTTCATTATTGTACGAATATAAATTTATTTCCTTCAAGTTTATAATTAAATCTAGCTTTATTCTCATCAATTACATAATATAAGTCACCTTCAATACCAAAGACTTCATTACCTTTAAAATCATTTGCCCAATCATTTTTAACAAATGTTTTAAATAATTCAAAGTTGTTATTATTTGTTTGTTGTGGTGGATTATTTGTTTGTTGTGGCGAATTATCATATTTGTCTTTAAGATTTGAAAAGACATCAACAAAATTAATCCATTCATCGTCATAATCAATATCATCATCAATCCACGTAAAAAAATTATCGCCTTGACCATATCGTGTTTCAAAAAATGCATTAACCGCACATAAATCACCAAAAGTCCCTACTGATAATTTATCTAACCCCTCTTTTACTTTATCTAAATCTGTTCCAGTTGGAATTCCAAGAGTAGCCCTTGAAAATGCATCATAAAAAGTACGTGCAATAATTTTAATCTCTTCATCAGTAAATGTTTTAGTTTTTAATACTTCTGTTGTGCAAGCATCTAAAATTTTTTCAACATCTTCGGGATGACCTTCATTTAAAAGACCTTTTATTTTTTCCTCATTTTCAGTTAACGTCATATCATTTTTATATGACATAAGGAGTTTAACTCTATTAAGAGATTCCAAACCCTCATCTAATTTATATTTTTCCATAATTAAAAAGTTTTTTATATAAATATATCGACTTATAATAAAGTATTTGCTTTTCCGCGAGTTAAATCTGTTGACCATTTATTTTTTTGGTCAATTGTATTTGCTTTACCTCTTTTTATTGGATAAGTTTCAGACCATTTTTGTTTTGGATTAGTCGGATTTGCCGGTCCTCTTTTTACACCGCTATCCCATTTTGTTACCGCAGGATATGCTGGGTTTTCACCACTTGTTGGTTCTTGTTCTTTTAATTCACTGCTTTTTTTTAAAATTTTTCCTATTATACTACCGCCAATTTTAATCCCATCTGGTAAATTTTTTATTTTTGTCCCACCAATTCTCAAATCACCACTAACATTAAGATCGTTAGGTAAAAATTTAATTCCAGTACCAGATAAATCTAAATTACCTATAACATTAAGATTTTTTGGTAAAGCAATTAATTGTTCACAACCATATAAAATAAAAGACCCATTTATGGTAAGATTATCTGGTAAAAATTCAATATCCCCAAAGATGAATTGAATTCCTCCATTAATAATAACCTTATCATATTGTTGATTAAAAACCCTTGTTAATTTCTCAGAATCATTTCTAAATACATTTTTAAGAATCATTTTAAAATATTCTGGATTCTTATTAAAAATTCTTCTGTTATTTTTTTCTTCTTCTTGCTCAAGAAGGACCTTTCTAACAATCCTATATAAATCTGATTCTGTTAATTTTATCTTTTTCATAACCATAAATAGTTTGGTTTATGAAAAATATGAATTTTAAAATATAACAGCGGTAGGAATCTTATCCGGATTATCCAAATAAAATTCATTTATAAATGTCTTTAAATCTTCTTCTTGAATATCGTATATGTTTGTATCATTATCATAATGTGAGTCGTCCATATCCTCATCACTATATTCGTTGTTTACTTCCTCAAAAATATCATAATCATCAGAAAAAACGTTAAACCCATATTCTTCAATTAATGAAATATCAAAAGTGTCTTCTCTTATTTCAGAATCAGAATCTGTAGCAAATCTAAATTGCACTTCAATTGTTTTCGAAGATTCAATTATGTACTGCGAAACAATTTCTTTAACTTCCATATCAATACTTCTTAATTCGATTGAACATTTCAATGATTAAATTTCTTTGAGTGTTGAAACTTTCTTTAAGGTCTTCATCAATCTCTTCAAAGGTTTCAGCTTCACACTGCTCACAAACCTCATCTTCCTCAACATAATCAAATTTATCACCAAGTTCCGCTGTTTTATAGTTACATTCACAAACTTCTTCATTTAACCCGCATTGTTCACAAACCTTAACCTTTTCTTCATTTATTCCGAAGTTTTTGTATGTACTAACATTACCTTTATTACTTAAAGTAATACCTCCCTTATCTTTTGCTAAATCTTCAATTGTTAAAGGTTGTGAGTTTGATGTTTTGCTTAAAGTGACATAACCATCATAAAGAGTCTTATGTTGATTTTTAATTGCGTCTCTTTCTTCGTTTGAGATGTTAAAAAAGTATGCGTTCATGGTAATAAATTTAATAATAAATATGCGTTAATTAGAAAAAAATTATTCCAAAATTTTAATAATAAGTTCGGACGTTCCTTTTATTACTCGATGAAACATTTCTTTAGGAATAAAGATTTTTTCATTTTTAGCCAAACATTTTGGTAATTCATTATCCAATTGGAGTTTCCAATCGTTTTCATTTAATGCAATTACAGTCCTATCCTTTTTATCACGATGCCATTTTAACTCAATAGGGTCAATATCATCGGAAAATTTCCGAATCATAACATCATTTTCTATTATTTGTGAATAAGGTCTTTCCATTACCAATAACCCGGATATGTTTTACCTCCCCACAAGTGACCATAACGATTTACTCTGCAAGCCCAATATCCTGCGGTCATTCTATCTTTTTTATCTTTGCATCGATGTCTTGATGCGAATCTTTTTCTAGCTTCAGGATTTGAAACTTTCGCACTTAATCCTGTTGTATCACCAAAACTAATTTTTTTAACTTTTCCAGTTTTTGGGTTTTTAACGTATACATAATATTTTTTTGAACCCCCACGCATAGGATATCCAATCCTAACGTCTTTTCCTTGGTACTCAGCTTCGATTAAAAATTCAATTTCCTCTATTGGAAGATCCAAAGGAACAATGTTTCCTTCATATTCATCCCACATACCGATATCGGTACTTTCATATAGCTCTCTGTCAACACCATTTAATTCAATTTCTTCAGAATCATAAAGATTTCTTACTTCGGTTATTAAATTAAAATATGATTCAGAACCATGTCTGAAAACATTCTCGGTTATTTGAATATCATTTTCTAAATGATAATTTAAGTTTTCGGAAATTATTGTTTTTTTCATTTTCATTCTATATTTGTTGATTCGATATCTGAACTATCAGAATCTTCTTGAATAAGGTCGCCATCCCAAGCATCGGTAGTACCCTGATTAATATCAAAGATTAGTGCCTCTCTAGCATGATTATAATCATACGCTTGAAATGTGTGTCTATATGTTCTAGTCCAGACTTCGGTTGTTGTTTGTGTGACATCAAAACTAAAATCTTTTAATTCAGGAATAAAAATCGTTTCTTCGTTAAGTTTATTTTCTTTTATTAAATCAATGTTTTCTAGCACCAATAATGTATAAAATGATAATTCATCCAAATCATAATGGTCAATGCTTAACGCACTTGATGCTTTTTCTAATAAATCAAGCCATTCACCGGGAACATTAAAATCAAGATTTTCCAATTCATCCATTGGTATATTTCTTTTTAGGCTTACATTATAGAGTGCTTTAGCTATCTTTACTAAGGTTTGTTTGTCGCGTTCTCTTCCTTTCTTCATTTGTTTTTTTACATATAAATATATTTATAAATATGAATCTATCAAAAATTTTAAATAAAGAAACATTATCTGAAATTGTTAACTTTCTAAAAGAAAGAGGTTTAGATAATGATGAAATACGTTTTGGTATTAATAATGCAACAAATCTTCTTAAAGACGTACCAAAAAAATTTAAAATATATCGAATTATTTATTTAAATAATCCATCTGAATTAGATAAAGAAAAATTAGGCGCTCATTGGACCTTAAATAAGGAAAACCTACTTGAGTCGTACCGTATAATGGATGAAAAAAATTATTGCTTAGTCACAGCAAATGTAAGTGAAGAAAGAGTTATTCTTAGAAGAACATTTGAATTAAATGCTGAATATCCAAATGAGATGGAAATATTAATTGATAATGATGGGAAAAATTTAGATGTTGTTAGTATTGAATGTTTTTAATCGGGTTTAATCGTTTTCCAATTTGTTATTTTACCAGAAGGTAATTTTTCTGCTAACCAAATACAAATTTCTTGTTTTTTACCAGTCAATTTACAAATACGATATAGATATGGTATTTTATATCGTTCACCCTTTTTTTGAGGTAATTCAAAAGTAATTTTATGACGAATATAATATTCCCAAATGTGAATGTTCAATTTGTCCATAAGAATGGCAAAAAGGGAACGTTTCATGACAACTGGGAATCATTTTATTATTGGTTTAGTTTTTTTTAATAAATATACTAATCTCTATTAAAATCATTCGTCTCAATATCAAAATCTTTTTCAAGAACACAATGTTGTATTGTCTTTACAGTAAAATGCATCATACCGTCAGTTGGGTCATAATCACAGTTAATAGCATCTTTTAATTCCATATCACTTGGAAGTTCGGTATAACCACCAAAAGGGTTAAATCTTTTAATGATTCCCTTATGTGCTTTGCGAATATCAAATGCTTGAATACCATACGACGAATCGGCACCCCAAACACAACCAGCAACAAAAATGATTGGTAGATATTTTGTTTTTTCAATATCTTCTTTTTTTATTCCTTTTACTTCTTGATCACCAAGATAAACTTCATACCTAGAATCTTCAGCACGTTTAATCTTATGAACTTTTGGTTGGTAATAATGAACAGGACAAAACCCATATTCATTATATTCTTCACCACCGATATCCTCACATGAAGGAAGTTTCATAATACGAGTCATAACATATTTTGGTGAAAATAAAGCGTACCAATTACCATCTTCACCAACAAAAGGAATAAATGTTGTATTACCTCCGGTTGGATAATTTCTGGTATATTCACCAATTTTTTTCTTTTTATCAAAAACTTCAACTAACTGATGATTCCAATAACCGGTTTCTTCTCGATTAATGACTTTAGCTTCGACCCTGTATTCGTGTTTTGTTGCCATATTAATTAATAATTTATTTCTTTTTCAATTGACGTTTCAATAAAAACATCATAACGACTGCAAATATACATAAAAAAACCATGCTTATCCACTGAAACTTTTCTAATGAAAGAATTTTTAAATTCCAAACCATTAACTTTAAAATTATAATCACCATCATCAATATGTTTTTCGGAATAAAAAACAAATTCTGGTAAGTCATCACCATAATCATTATTGAGTTTTAAAAACTTATTTATTTTTCTTTTTTTTGAAAGTAATACGTTTTTAACTTCTTCAGCGTTATGATTTGTTGTTACAATTTTAAGATTTTTTGTCATGTTTATTATTTCTTGTAGTTCCTTTCGGACTCGAACCGAAAACCTTTTCCACGTCAAGGAAACGCTCTGAACCAATTGAGCTAAGGAACTGTTAACAAAGGGGGTTAATGATAACCCCATTTGTTTTCTACCAACCTAAATCTTTCGAAACTTTGCCATGTCACCTGTAAATAGTGACACTTATTCAGAAGTTGGTGGACCCGGTGAGGCTCTTTTTTGTACTCCGTGAGAGATTCGAACTCTCAGCCTTCTCGTTAGGAGTGAGATGCTCATCCAGTTGAGACGGGGCATGAACTATCTATATCTGTTCTCCACGTACCAATATATGGCTTTATTTTTCACCTCAACACGTTCCTTGACTATACCACGAACTCCAGATGAAGTAGCATATTTTCTTGATAGAGACTTGTCAGACAATATAAGTTGTATTACATATCCACTCCACACACTATCATAGAGTCCGTCCGACTCCACAACTTCTTCCTCTTGTGTTGTTATTGGAGAGAATTCTGGAAGTCTACGAAACTCTTTCTCTGTTCCATCTTCCGCGTAGAAGCGGAAACCATCACTCTCGGCAATAATGGTCAAATCACCTTCCATAAGATCTATCAGACAAGATTGTATACCAACCCTGACCTTGTATAATCCAGATTCAAAATGCTTAGTGATTTCTCCTTTTCCATATTCAACTTCTTTCAATTGATGATCTATTACAACAATTCTTAGATCTTCACTAGGAGCTTTCACGCGCAACTCATACTCGACAATGGTTTTAGTTGGTATTGTGGTCACTCTCATTTGGCAGCGTCTTTTATGATGTGCTTGACCTCTTCGCTGGAGAAGCCCATTATGTGCTTGAGTATCATTTTTGTTTCAAATCTAAGTTAAGATCTTTAGCCGATTTCATCATCATAATTTCCATGAAATTTGCCGCCGCATTGCTAGAACCACTTGAGTTACCACTCATATATTGAGGAACAACATTTCCTTGATATTTCGAGAAGGCGTTTGCCCAATATTCTTGTGATTTAAGCCAAGCATCCAACTTTTGCTCAAGAGCGCCATTAGCAGACATTACAAGACGTTTCTTTTCAGCTTCACCTTGACCTTCAAGAATTTGTTTTTCTTTATTAAGTCTAGCAGTTTCAACATCAAGTTCAGCAACTCGTTTACGCGATTCAGCCTCAGTCACTTGTTTTGCTTTAATAACCTCTTGATCCCACTTAGCTTTAGCTGCTTCAGCTTCACCTTGTTTTGCGATGGTAATAGCATCTTGTTCGGCTTTTTTAGAATTTGCAATTGCCAATTGTACACTCATTAATGCTTGTTGTTGATTTTGAATTTGCTTTTCAACGGTCGCATCATATGTAATACCATTAATTGAAATATTATAGAGTCTAATTCCATATCCAGCAATTGGTGATTCTTCTTGTCGAATTGGTTGACCGGGAGTCTTTTCAACAATCTCAACTTTGGTTACTAATTTTTCCTCACCAGTCAATGGATCAGCTTCTTTAACCTCAACTTGTTTAGTTTTATATACACCTCTAGAAGCTTGATCTTCAATATAGAAAATCAAATCATTTCTTTTTTCCGCATACGACTCTTTAGATGTCATAAGCGGTCCAGTCATGTAAACTGATTTTTCAATGTTAGTTTTAATTAACTGATTCTCCAACGCTTCTTGCGAACCAAATGTTGAGTGTAATTTAATAATTTGTTCAGAAGATAAGGGAAGATCATAACGAACCGATCCTGAAATTGTTGCATGTCCACCATCATTCCATTTTACGGCAATTGATTTATCTGTTTCACCCTCCTCTTTTGGAGAAGAAAACCAAAATTGATTTGATTTACGATAATGTGTTGCCCTACCAAATAATTGCCAAACCCAACCCGGTTCAGTATATGTATGAAGATTACCATCAAATGGGTCTTGAATAACAACAACTTCTCCAGCATCAACATCTTCCCAAATAAGGGGAACAAAGATTAGACCAAGAACAATAAATACGCCAATAACAATTGCACTAATAGATTTTTTAAAGTTTTCCATGTTTTTTTAAATTTTTGTTTTGTTTTTAATTTTATTAATTTTATTTACAGTTTGATTAACTTCATCATTCACCACATTATACTTCTCAACCGCCTTATCAACTTTTTCTTCCAGTTCATCTATCGTTGATGAGTGTTGGATTTTTTCTTTATTTTTCTTTTTAAGAAACCAAAAAAATTCTAATTTGGGAATAAAAAGAGGTAGAATTATTTGTGTTATAATTGTTAGTATGCTTATAACTGTTAATAAAAATATTATAATTATTTTAGCCATTTTGGTTTTTAAATTTAAAAATTATATCATTTATATCATTTCTTATTGATTCCATATCATCTATGTCAAGATAAAATGAAAATGAATCATCACCTTGACTACAGGTTAACCATATTTCATCATCACCACCTTGAATAAAAAATTCCAAGTCTTTATCTCCTTGTGAAAATTTATATGTTTTTATTGTTTTCATTTTATAGTACAAATATAGTATATGTTTTTAACATAAACAAATCAAATGAAAATTTCACCAAATAAGGAAATATATTCATTTTTTGGTATTTTACAATAAACATCACCAACCCAAAAAAATACATCGTCACCAATTTCATTCGGTTCGGTGATATTCCATTTTTTAACAATATTGACAGGTATTTTGTCGTAATCTAAATTAGGGAAAGCAACATGTACGTAGTCCATTTTTTTTTAGTTTACACAAAGATAATAACAAATATTTAAATTTCCAATAACTGATAATATTTATTTTAAAAGTTGGTATATGAGAAATCTAATCAAAAAAGTTTTGCGTGAATTTGTATTAAAAGAAGCGGAAGAGACAGACCACGCAAAATGTCGTTATGTTAATAGAGTTGCGAATGAAAGAAATCATAAAACAACAAATGTTAAGGACAAAATTGGTAAAGAAGGAATTGAAAACATTAAATTTATCATCGAACTTGTTAAAAAAATAGATTTTCCAAAAAATATCGATATTGCAATTAATTTAGCTTATTCACCATCAAGAGATGTTAACAATCCAGAAGGTTTTGAAAACGCAAAAGGATTTTATTTTAATGACCCTAATGATAATTGTACTAAAAAAGAAAATATTGAACCTAGCTGGGGACATTATTTGTGGTTAATAATAAGAGATAATTCTATCACAACAATAATGATTCATAGAACCAAACCAAAAGATTTAAGAGAGGTTAATATAGATAGATTAATAAATAATTTAAATAACTATTTTGGACTTAATATTAAAGAAAAAGAACTTTCGTCGGCTGAAAATTTAAAACAAATAGATTTAACAAATGAGAGACTTTTCTTTAAGATGATTAGTAAACCAGAAAAAAAATCTGAGGAATCTCCTTTAAAAAATGAAGAAATACTTCTTGTTAAACAAAAAAAATATGTTATTGATAAAATTAAAAAAACAATTCATCCAAAAAATAAACCAAAAGAAATACAGAAAATAGAAGAATTTATCAATTTAATTTTAAATTTAGAACCTTTTACCCCTGAAGATGAGAAAGCTATTGAATACTTAATTTCTTTGATTTGATTTTATAATTAATCTGTCATAATGCGTGAAATAACCCCGTTTATTAGCCTCATCTAATATTTCATCAGTTGTTGGTCTTGGTTGTTTTTCCAAATAATATTTGATATTTTTTTCATCCATATATTCTCTAATGGTTTCTTCAACATTACTAAATAAGCGATAAATATTATCAGCTAAAATATCAGCATCAACCAATCCGGTTACATTTTCCATCATATCATCAAAAACAAAATTTGATGATTCATCCTTTTTAATAATCAAGATATAATAGTCGTATTTCATCTGCAATGATAATCCGCCGCTTTAGTTGCGATTTGAATATTTGGTTTTACATTAACTTGATACCCCAATGAATTCGCCCACCCCTTTGTTGCACTGATTAATTGATTACTTTTATAAAATTCATCCTCATTATAATCCATATCTAATTCAAGTTTTAGACTGACATTAACTTTGTTTTTAAACCATTCCGCAATTTCAATCGTGCTTTCAGCTTCCTTCCAAAGTCTAGTCCATAAATCATTAATTCTATTGATTCTTTCTTTTGTGAAAATATAATGGACACCCCTAGTACCATAACGATAGGCGATAACGGAAACATAAACGGTTTCATTTGACACGTTTTGTGAATCAGTACCGATATGGATTTTTACATCAGGATTTTCCCTGATAACCTCAAGAGTATGTTTTACAACATCTACTGGAGTTCCATCTAATTTTCTAAACACTTTCATTTTATAGTTATTTTATTCGTCTACACTGATGAGGGGGAATTCAATTTTAAGTCTATAATGAATAAAATCATTCATATCTTCCACTAAATCAAAATATTTTCTATAAGACTCACCATTTGACATTTTTATTTTTAAAAATGGTTTGTAATAAACAACATAATCCTCAATATATAAGTTTTTGTTTTTAAGAATCTCTTCTTCTGTTATAAAAAAAGTTCCATTGTAATACCAATCAGCGTAATAAAATCCTTCTTTTCTTTCTTTACAAAATAAACTTTTTTTTCTGCGATTTTGCCAAACAAATTTATCATTTTCTATTTTTTCAAATTTTCTAATACTACAAATTTGTTTGATATTAATTTCTTCCATTTTTAAAAGTTTGGTACAAAGATATGAAAAGTTTTATGAAAAAAAAAATTGCAACGATTTTAGCCTACGTTAATATTTTGTGGGAAGAGCTTATCGTTATTAAGTTTCGCTTATTATACCAACACAATTTTTAATTCATAATACATGGTGGACCGGAAGGGATTCGAACCCTCATCCTCCTGAGTGCAAATCAGGTGCTCATCCAGTTGAGCTACCAGCCCATGTTCCCGTTTTTCTTCATCATTTAGTTCACCACCCAGATGAACAAGTGGTGGATTTTGCTTTTGGAAGTCTGCATTACAGACCGTCACCACGGGAAAACCAACGCAGTAGTTCCTGTGTGACTTGAACACACGCCCTTTCGAATGTAAATCGAACGCTCTAAACCAACTGAGCTAAGGAACTATATTTCGCACCCCCTGAAGAATTCGAATCCTCACCAACGATGTTGGAGATCGTTACTCTACCAATTGAGCTAAAGGGGTATGTATTTTGGGTGAATAACGAGACTCGAACTCGCAAAAATCCGGGACCACAATCCGGAGTGTATACCAATTCCACCATATTCACCATAATTCGTACTCCCGGTGAGAATCGAACTCACACCCTTTCGGATCTGTTCCTAAAACAGACGCGGCTACCGTTACGCCACAGGAGTGTTTAACATCACAAAGATATAACTTTATTTTCTTATCTCCAAATTAAACTGAGGTCGAAGTGAGAATCGAACTCACGTAAGAAGTTTTGCAGACTTCCGCCTAAACCACTCGACCATTCGACCTTACTTTTCACCTAATTTTCTAATAATACCTCCCTTAGCTTCATACCAAGTACCCTGATAATTAAATTCAAATCCGGTATCTCTCATACAAATACCCATAAATTCACCGTCTCTTGTTTTTAAACCAACCCCTGAAAAAACATCTTCAAGAATTATTTCACCGTTTTCATCTGTTGTTAATTTCATAATTTTAATTTTTTTTGTATCCCCCGAAGGATTCGAACCCTCACCAACTGAGTCGAAATCAGGTATGCTATCCATTACACTAGAGGGACTTTTTCTCTTTTCTTTTTTTCCATTCTACAGCAAGTGCTGCTCCAATAAAAGCGCCTAACATTGCAGCACCAAATAAACGTGTATCATTTACATAATTTACAGTGGTGAAAGCACCAAATAAAACAATTAATGCTGACCATATTCCGGATGCGATAGTTTTTCTTTCCTCCACTTTAATAAAATATAAAGTCCATGCAATATCAGCTAAAATCATGGAAAACATAACCAGCAAAAATTTTAATTCAAAGGGTATATTCATCTTTTTAATAATTTATCACATTTATTTTTCCAATTTGATGAGAGACATGAAATTGGTGTTACTTTTGTAAGTTGATTAATTAATCTAATTTCTTGTGGATTATCATCCAAATGAAATACAAAATCATTTCCATTCTTTTTAAACCACCAAGCCTTTGGGTCGTGGTTTGTAAAAATCACTCGTTCCCTTGGGATTCCTAAATCTTTCGCCACCAAAAACAAATCTTCTTCATTTGACCACCAAAGAACATCATCGTCTCTTTTAAAAGTTTCATCATCAGGATATTTCTTTCTGAAAAATTCTTTTGGATTTTCCGGTCTTGAGGTAACAATCCATACCTCAATGTTGGAATCTTCAATTAATTCCTTACAATAATTTTGTATGAACAGCGAATGACCAAGACAATCATCAAAATCAAAACTTACTTTTTTCATGCTAACCAACGAATTAAATATTTTGCTTGCATTTGAGATGTAAAATCAGCCTCACCCATATCTGTAACAGGAATTTCAAAACTTATCACTTCAGTATCCTCACCACCATCTCCCAAAAATAATGAATAATAAGCAACACCGAGTCTGATTTTATCAAAAAACGCTATTGGATTGTTTTTATATAGCATTTTTTTAATTTCGTTTTTTCTTATTGTATTTAATTTTTTATCCATTTTATCTAAAGTTATTTTATCAACGCTATCCATTGCTTCTTTATATAATTCTTCGTCTGTCTTCATCGTATTAAATTAATATTACCAATTTTATTAATTAAGTTATTAGCTATAATTCCGCTAAATTTATAAACATAAACACCATTCTGACAATTAAGCCCATCCCATGATTCGTTTTGATTGGTAAATTCATAAATTTTCTCACCCCAACTATTATAAATTTGCATTTTAAAATTTTCAATTTTTGAAATTGTTGTTACTTTAAATGAATCATTTATATTATCATAATCGGGTGAAAATGTGTTAGGAATATAAATATCTCCACAAATTTCTGAATAAATTTCTAATGTTGTTAAATCGCCAAAACAACCAAATTCATTTATCTCATAAACACTTAATATGTTTTCAAAATTAGAAATGTTTGGTAAATTTATTGTTATAGTATTTTGTGTCAAATTTAATGTATCTTGATTTAAAATCCAAATATATGAAGAATTTATATTACCAGTTGTTAAAAATTGTAAAGTTCTATCGAATTCTGAGCAATTTACAAAACTATTTTCACCGATAATAATAACATCTTCAGGATTTGGATTCACAACAACTAATATCGAATCGTTGTTTCTACAACCAAAAGAATCAATAAATGTATATTCAACCCAATTTGTTCCAAATTGTGGTAAATAATTAGGACCAATATTCCAAGTACCACCAATAGGGAATGCTTGCATTTGAACCGGTGAATCATTAAAACATAGTGTGTCAACAGGATTAATTAATACTACAGGTAATTGATTTACGTTTACAGTAAAAATAGTTGTATCTATACAATTATTAATTGTTTCTTCAATAATACTAATTTGTTGAGTCCCTATATTATTCCAAATATTTATTTGGGGATTACCTGTATAAAAAATTGAGTTATTTGTTGGATTTGCTAATTCATGAATTGTCGTATCCCCAAGACATACGGTTTGGACCAATGGGGTTATTGGATTACTTTCAAAGTCTAAAGGAATATTGGTACCATTAAATAAATTAAATGGTGATAGATTACAGTTATTATTTCCCCAAGATCCCCAAGTACCGTCAGCACCAGCGGTTATTTGAATTATAATGTCCTCAGAGGAACATGTCTCAACAACTGTGGTTGTAAAACAAAAATTCCATGTACAATTTCCAAAATCACCCCAATCATTACCGGGATTTCCATCAATAACACCACCTTGATTTGTTTCAAAAAACCAACCCGGTCCAGCAGAAATACCCGTTGATGATGATGTTACCGTACCAGAAATCCAAACCCAATTACCAGAACCACCATTACAATTGGTAGGTGATGCTTGCGGAATAGGGGGTGTTAAAGAAGGACTTAGATTAATTTCAAATCCCTCAACCCAATTTGAACTAACGTTCAAACCGTTCCAACCATTCATTGTATAACACACATTTAAAACAGTTCCACTAGCGTATTGACCATTAATTGGGGTTGGGTTTATTGAAAAACTTTCAATCCCATTACATTGATTAAACGCTAAATTACTAATTAAAGTAAAAATTATTAATAATACTTTTTTCATTTTTTATAAAAAATTAAGAGTTTAAACCACCACTTCCACCACATGAATTTTAATGTTAAAAGACCTTCTGGGTCATGGTAGTATATGATTGTTGGAATTAAAGGTTTATGGTCCTCGATAATAAATCGCTTTGACCTATCTGTTCTAATTTTCATGTTTGTTAATTTTATCGTTTACAATAATTCCATATTTCTTCCGCTGTATTCCATTCCGAACCAACGTTTAACATACCGATTGGGTCTTCTTTAAACCACATTCGTTCTTTCCATTCACCAGTACCATTTAATCTAAAATAACTTATAATTGAGAGTGAGATATTACTTGGTTCTAGTTCATTTGGGTCATTTGCGGAATTACCAATCCAATGGTCGATAAATCCATCTTTACAATAAATTCGTCGAAATTTAACCCACCCTTCTTGTAGTTTTTCGGTTTTCATATAATTTCTAATGATATTAAACTCATAAATCTATCATGTGAGTCTAAAGAATAATAAATTCTAACTTTTTGACCTTGTTCACTTATTAATTCTTTAAAATGTTTATGAATTAAAATTTTAACATCTTTATTTATCACCATAAATAAATGATTTTCTTTAAAATCAAGTTCAGATGGAATTTCTGTGTAATAAACATTTTTAATAATCAACTCAATAAAAGGGAATTTGTTTGTGTATGATGTTTCAATATTCATTATTATTAATTTTTAGTTGTCCCACTCTGACTCGAACAGAGAACCTCCACATTATCAGTGTGACGATCTAACCAATTGATCTATGAGACAATAAGTGGTTATTTTATCGCTTTTATCCCTTGATCAGAGGGGAAGTGCTCGTAAAATAACCAAAACCAAACTTCAAATATCATTATATGTTCTATATAAAATTCGACAAAAGATAAACCCTAAAAAGCAACAAATCAAATTTATAATGGTAACATCATAAGATTGGGGATATAATATTTGTGTATATACACCAGCTAGGAATAAGGTAATGTAAGATAATACTTTAAGTACGTGTTTCATTTTTATATAAAATAAGGTCCGTAGATAACACCCCCTGACTCAACAACACCCTTTTCCATTTCCCAAGCTTTTTTTAATGCTTCTTTAAGGGTATATACAGGACTAGCACCATTACCCCTAATTAACATGTGTGCGTGTTTGAAAACTCTTTTCTTTGAGATTTCTTTGGGAAAAATGATTAAGCTATTATCGCTATTTTTTTGATTTAAATAACGAGTTAACATTCCTTTTTTTGGTTCCATATCATTCATTGTTTTTTTCTTTATCTTTAATTTCTTCTATACGTCTGATGGTTGAGGGTTTAGTACATCTTCCACCGTAACCACAAAGATACGAAAGATTTCTGGTTTTTCTACGCACAATTTTACCTTGTTTACTCATTTTGATTTTTTTATATGCGGTCTATGACGGGTTCGATCCGTCTACTCTACCGTGACAGGGTAGGATGATAGCCATTTCACCAATAGACCAAAAGAAATTGAGGACTCGGAGAATTACGATATCTCGACCTAAAAGTTAACAGCTTTTTGCTCTGCCCCTGAGCTACGAGTCCTTATTGTGGTACTTCGTGGTTCCGAGCCACGCTCCTCCCGTCTTCAGCGGGATGCTTTCACCAGATTAGCTTAAGTACCGTTATCAGTTACAAAACCTCTCAAATTAGGAACTTCACCGATGTAGTTTTTTTAGTGGAAGTAGTAAGACTCGAACTTACGAACCCCTTTCGGAGAAGTGATTTACAGTCACTTGGAATTGCCGCTATCCGATACTTCCATTTGCTGTCTCTCCATGCTGTCAATGCGGATGTTTTATCATGAATTTAGGTACCTCGCATTGCTCCCATATTGTAGTCCCGACGAGAATCGAACTCGCATTACCGGAGTGAAAATCCGGGTTCCGAACCATTAGAAGACGGGACCATTTAAAATTTTAATGAACTAAAGCTGTCCCGGAAGGGGTCGAACCTTCAAACTTCCCCTTCAAAGGGGGATGACTTTGCCAATTTGTCTACAGGACAATAAGCGGGGGAGGTTGGATTCGCACCAACAATCGTTACATTTCAGAGTAATTGCTTTACTGTTTCGAAGTATCTCATATTCTCACCACTCGGACGAGGGAAAATGAAATGAGTTTTTCTTTTTATTAGCTTCTCCCCCAAGAAATTATAGTGGATGTTGACGGAATCGAACCGCGTTTCCAAACAGCACCCCCAACCTCATCATGAACGGTCGGTCAAGGTTTAGCAACACCCAAAAAAGTTAGTTCTCCCAGCGAGACTCGAACTCACAACTCCCATATTAAAAGTATGGTACTCTAACCAATTGAGTTACAGGAGATTATGTGATGAGTGATGGATTCGAACCACCATAAGCTGCTTCGTTTAGGATATCCTCTAAGCAACAGCGGGATATGTATAGTGTTGGGTAACTATATCACTAATATCCACCGCAACCCGTTCCCTTGGGCTATCTCATCAAATTGAGAGGACACCGATACCTCCTCTCTGGGTGGGTCTAATTTCGAATTCTTTTATGACTTGTTCTGAAAGTCGCCAACATACTCATCATTTCTGATTTAGTCATTGCACGTCCCACTTAACTTTAAACGCGGTCGGTTTTAAGGTATGTATTGTGTCGAGGTGAGAGGATTTGAACCTCCATGATATCTTCGCCCCAAACGAAGAGACTTAGCCAATTAGTCCACACCTCGATAATTAATCGTCTCTCCGATCTGTCACACTTATTCATTGTTACGTCGATTGACACTAAGTGTTTAAATTCAATCGAACATGATAATAATCAAATTATTATTATCTAAATTTCTTGGTATTACAATATGTCAACGAACGTCACAAAGTTATGTCTTATTCTTCAAACTACCAAAACTTTTTTGGTATAAAATTTAAAACCCCGGATTTTTTGTCCGGGGTTACATTTTCTTTGTGTTAAAAATTATTTCACAAAAACCCCGGAATACATAATGGGAGCATAAAACCAATCACACTGATTTGGTTTTACTACCTCAAGATTATGTTTACGTAGATTGTTCATTTAAAATAATTTTCAATAAATATATACAAGTTTTGAAAAAAGTCAAATCATTCTAATTTTTTTTCTAAATTTAAATAATCGATTGCTTTTTGTAATAATTTTACATCATCATTAAATCTACCCAAACCCAAGTTGCAGTTGTTGCATATATAACCCCTAAACGTATCAGTAAAATGACAATGATCTAAAACCCATGATGTTGTATGTTTATCACATATTGGACAATTTCCGGATGGTGGTGGTGAATACTTAATTTTTAAATGTTTTCTTATTTCAGCTAATTTTTGATTGCAACTTTTGCATGTATTTTTTCTTCCAGCATCGATTGTTGAGAAGAATGGAAATTCGTCAATTTGTTTTTCAATATTGCAATTTCTGCATGTTTTTGTTTCTCCTGAAATAACTGGTTTTATGTTTTCTTCAGGTTCAAATAAATTTAATTGATTCATCAAATTTTATTTGAACATAATGAGGTTCTGTGTTAAAGTAAACTATTCATATATTTATGGTTATGAAAAAGATTAAATTAACAGAATCGGATTTATATAGAATTGTTAGAAAGGTTCTTCTTGAGCAAGATGAAAAAAAGAAAAGTTTTACATTTTCTCCGGGTTCATTTGAATCTCTTATAACATCATCATCAGGTGAAAGATTTGTTAAACATCTTAATAACAAATATGATAGGGTTATTGTTAATGAAGAGTTGGATTTAAGTGAAACACCAATTCAATCCTTGCCGGATAATCTTCATGTTGAGGGAAATTTGGATTTAGAAGGAACGCAAATTCAATCCTTACCGGATAATCTTCATGTTGGGGGGAATTTGTTTTTATATGGATGCAAAAATCTTAAATCCTTACCGGATAATCTTTATGTTGGGGGAAATTTGGAGTTAGATGGAATACCAATTCAATACTTAGG